AGCAGAGCCACAAATAATTATCAACCTAACTGGCAAGACGAAAGCGGTAATACATATTCAGCATGGGATTCTATAAAAGATATGAAGTCAGATGATTTCCCATTGCCAGCCGATTTCGCAAACATTGGATACACGCCTGGGGCTACTGAGTGGGCTGGAAAAAATTTGATGTATGGATTGAAAATGAAATATGTAAAAACTTTGACGGCAGAAGGACAAAAACTTCTTGACGGTCCTATTGACCATGACGGCGACGGATTGATTTACGACGGAACAGCCCGTGAGAAACCAGCGCCTAGTGGCGGAAACAAATAAACTGGGGTATAATTAGACTATGCCAAGTAGACGAGAGAAGATAAAAGCCATTCAAGAGGCTTATGCTAGATGGGAAGAGAGCATCACCTTCACCTCAAATACTGGCGCAAGCGATGAAGATGAATCAAAGATTATGGATGAAATACAAACCATCCTTCAAGGAAATAAACCGCAGTCAGAATAACATCCGCTATCCTTAGAACATGGCGGATATTGCTCCTAAACTGATTCACCTAAGCGCTGAGAAACTCAATGCGCTACATGAGCGTGTTCATAAGTCGGAAGCAACTCCCGCGACTATCGAGGTTCACCACACAATCCTCAATGAGATGGCTCGTCGCAAGATGGAGCGCCCTCAAGATGATTGGGATAAGTACGAGATTCTTGTTGATTCAATCGACAATGTAGACCTAACCACCCTTGGCGGATTACCAGCCGAAACAGTTCTTGAAGTCATCAAGGCGACAGGTGATACCGCTGGCAATATCAAAACCTTCCTGACCGTCAATGGTTATCAGATGCGAGTAGAACCCGTTGAAAAGCGAATCCAACAAGAAGATGGAAAATGGATTGTTTACAACGAAGAGGGAACAAGAAGTTTTGGAAGTTACGATTCCAAAGAAGAGGCTGAAGAACGGCTTCGTCAGATTCATGCGTTTTCAAAAGCCGACGATACTTACACTCCACCAAAGGCAGTACGCGCCGCGGCGCAACGAGCGATTGAATGGATTGATAACGGTCTTGCTGGAGATGGATTTACTTCCGTCGGTAGAACAAGAGCGGGTCAATTAGCCCGTGGTGAAAACATCAGTATCGAAACTCTCAAGCGAATGAAATCATTCTTCTCTCGTCACGCAGTTGATGATAAAGCGGTTGGATTCAATCGCGGAGAAAAAGGATTCCCTAGCGCTGGTCGAGTTGCGTGGGATGCTTGGGGTGGAGATGCTGGATTCGCATGGGCTGAATCAATGGTTGAGCGATATGAGAATCGAGTAGAAAAACATGGAGACCATGACCAATCCTCACACGGAGCGTGGGCTGGCGGAAATGCTGGTGGAGAAGATGGTGGCTCATCTCGCCCCCGTATGGCAGATGATGTCAAGCCAAGTTCAGAGCGAAGCGCAGATGCCGTCAAACAAGCAGAGCGACTAAGAAGAGACGCAGAGGCAGTAGAACCCGCAGTCACTTCTTTGATGGAAGGTATTGCTAAAACTATTGGCGCTGATTTCGCAGTTCTCGATGGCAAGAGTTCTCTTGAACAAAGATTGAAGTCCACAGATTCACTTGCTCGCAAGATTGATGCCGATGCTGAAAAAGACCATGGCGGAGATAGAGAGAAAGCGGCGAACGCAATCTCCGATGCTGTTCGATACACACTCAATGTCGATGAAGCAGATTACACAGATGGCGTAGAAAAAACTGTTGATGCTTTAGAAGCAACAGGTTGGAAAGTCGAATCAGTCAAAAACTTTTGGCAAGCAGGTGACCCTTACGATGGCACCAATATCAAACTTAGCAAAGACGGCGTGAAGGTTGAATTACAACTTCATACTCCACAATCTCACCGAGTCAAAGAGGTTGATTTACACACAGACTATGAGACTTATCGTAAATCGACTGACAATGTTGAACGCAAGCAAATTTGGGACAGAATGGTTGAGAAGGCTAAGGCGATTCCACGCCCTGCCAATATGGGCAAACTTTTGAGCCTTGGAACCCTCGTAGTCCAAACCTACGAAACGGCTCAACAGGCTGGATTGACTAAATCAACTGGGGTTGATATTCTATGGTCAATAACGAGAGGAGGTATAGCCGTATGCGGTATTTCGCAAAACTAGGGGCTAACAATGAGGCGATAAACATTTATCGCTTTGAGGTTGGCGACACAGAGATGGTCGAGGACAGATGGGATTCACGCAGTAGTTCTTGGGTCAATAATCCCGATGCCGATGTTGTTCGTTACCTAACGCAAGGCGAAGGTGATTTCCAAGAGTTAGCCGAAGAGGTTGCTCGTCAGATTTTTCCTCAAGCCTTCACCGAAGAAGCAACAAAGGCTCTAGGTAAGTTTGATTTACAGAAAGCCGAAGGGGAAAAGCGTTACACCCTTGGAGCCATGTACATCCCTGATATGGAAGATGCTCATGGAGAGTGGACGGATTCCGATGAATTACAAAGAGCAGTTTGGGATTATGTAAGAAGCAATGACCGCCGTATTCGTTTACAGCACAACAAAGAAGTAGTTGCTGGCGAATGGGTAGAAGTTATGGCGTTTCCATATTCACTTACAGTTCCAATCAAGACTCCTGAAGGAGAAGAGTTTCAACATACCTATCCACCGAACACGGTGTTCTTAGGTGTCATTTGGGAACCTTGGGCATGGAACATGGTTCAAGAAGGAAAGATTCGTGGGTATTCAATCGGCGGGAAAGCCGAGCGTTTATTCGTGGATATTGATTTAGAGAAGAACGACCCAACGGTGTCGGATGTACATATTGATACAATTATGTCCCCATCAAAAAAGAAGCCAAAGAAGGACGAAACCGTATGAAAAAAGACTTGAGAATGTTGTTAGAACTTCGCAAGGGTCCACTAGCAGGTATGGACGAAGATGAATTCAAAATGATTGAATCAGATGTCCGCAAGTTTGGTTTCAAAGGTTTGAGCGGTTACGCAAAGACTATGGTTCAAGAGGCTATGCGTCGTATGGGTAACGCAATCAACAAGGCAGTTGAAGAAAAAAAAAATTAGAATTTAGCAAGTCTATCTCCGTAGGAGATAAAGTTTCATGGCAATCTTCAGGCGGTAAGGCTGAAGGTAAAGTTCTTCGAATCGAACGCTCAGGTCGAATCAATGTTCCTGATTCATCTTTCAACATTCAAGGTACTGAAGATGACCCCGCGGTATTGATTGTTTTATACCAAGATGGAAAACCAACGGATAGAAAAGTTGGGCATAAAATGTCCACTCTTAGAAAATCACAAGTTGAAAAACATGGTGACCACGACCAATCAAGTCACGGTCATGGCAATGGCGGAGAAGATGATTCAGAAGGTGAAGATTCTTCAGAACCAAAAAATCTAAAACCAAAGTTTGTTCCATACAAGGACGATTCCGAAGGTGAGTTTGAAGATTTAGATTACGATGACCCTAAGTACATGGACACCATGGACTACGCTAGACCCAAGAAAAAGGGGTAAATATGTCAAGCATTATTGATGACACAATCGCAATACTCTCATCAATGAATCTTGTCGCCAAGAAAGTTTCAACCCCGCCTGGGTATGCTGGACTTCAAGTTGATTTACCGCATGATGCCCAAGCCTTTTTTATTTGGACAAAAATCGACAAAGACGATTTCCACTTTAGAATGGCTCGTTTTTGGGAGAATGAAAACCCCTTCTCAATGTGGGTTTCTCCTAATCTAATTGAAGCCCTAGCCAAGACTCGAGTTTTGACCAATCAGTAAAAAGGGTGGAAATTACACTTATGGTATTCTTCATCTGTCAAGACCCGAGGTTAGTTTTATTAGCCGTATGCTAAAAAGACTGCCTCTAGTTTGTTAGGAGCAACCTTTGGCAAAGCCTCGCACTCGTAAAATGGTGAATCTTTCCATCGAGGAAACAAGTGGCGTAGACCATCCCGCTCATTTACATGAAGGCTGGCTTGTAATGAAGTCAGCATCCGAATCTGAAGTTCAGAGGGTTCTCGACAAATCGCTCACCGAGGAGGACTCCAACATGGAGGAAACAACTACCACGGCACCTGAAGAGCAGGTTGAAAAAACCGTTGAGGAAGAACTTGCGGCGGCTCAAGCCCGTATCGCAGAACTCGAAGCCAAACTCGCCGAAAAGGAAGAAAAGCCTAAATTGGAAGTTGAAATGGCGATGGGTCAAGACTCAATGGAACCAAAGAAAGAAGAAGAGGACTACATGAAGTCCGCTCCTGCTCCAGTTGTCAAAATGATTGAGGACTTGCGTAAGCAAGCAGAGTCAGCAACCGCTGAACTTCGTAAAGAACGCGAAGCCCGTGCTGACGCACAAGCAGTTGAAAAAGCAAAGGGTTGGGCTAACCTCAATCTCAATGCTGAATTAGTAGGACCAGCGCTTCGTCGCTTGTCAGAAACAGATTCAGACTTAGCAAAGAGTGTTGAAGAAATTCTTTCTTCAGTCAATGCTCAGGCTGAATCAGCATCTATTTTTGCGGAAATCGGCAAGTCCGCGGACATCAATAAAGGAAATGCTTACGAGCGTATGACCTCGATGGCAAAGTCCGCTGTTGATGAGGGTGTAGCAAAGTCATTCGCGCAAGCAATGGCTGATATTGCTACAAAGAACCCTGACCTTTACAGCCAATACCTATCCGAGAAAGGTGCCTAAAACATGGCATACGAAATCTCTAATTACTCGGTAAAGGTCACCCTCGTCGCAGGTGCCGACCTTTCCAGTAAGCAGTACACATTCGTCAAGTTGGATTCATCAGGTCAAGCAGTCGCCGCGGCGGCCGCAACCGATATTCCAATCGGCGTACTACAAAATGCTCCAACATCAGGACAGGAAGCAGAAGTTCTTGTCGTTGGCGGAACAAAGATTGTCGCTGGTGCGGCAATCGGCGAAGGCGCACTTGTTGGTACATCTGCGACAGGCAAGGCAGTTGCTCTTGTTGCTGGAACAGATACCACAAAGTATGTTGTTGGAACTCTTCTGACCGAATCTGCGGCAGATGGAAACATCGTCACAGCCGTAATCAACTGCGCTAATCCAGGCAGAGCGGCATAAGGGGGAAAATAAAAAATGCCACAGCCACATATCAATTCCGTCCATGTGGACGCAATCCTTACAAATATCTCGGTTGCTTACTTACAGAACCAAGATAACTTTATCGCTGACAAGGTATTCCCAGTAATTCCTGTCGATAAGAAGAGCGATAAATACTTCACTTACACCAAGAACGATTGGTTCCGCGATGAGGCTCAACGCCGTGCGCCTGGAACTGAATCTGCTGGTGGAGGTTACAATCTTTCAACTGGAACTTACTCAGCAGATGTTTGGGCGTTCCATAAAGATGTAGATGACCAAACAGTTGCTAACGCAGACGCTCCTCTAAATCCTCTTCGTGAGGCAACAGAGTTCGTTACTCGCCGTTTGCTTCTTCGCCGTGAACTTCAATGGGTCTCAGACTTCTTTGGAACTGGCGTATGGGCTGACGATGTAACTGGCGTTGCTGGTTCACCATCTTCAGGTGAGACAAAGCAATGGTCTGATTACACTTCATCTGACCCAATCTCAGACATTGAGAATGGTAAGGCTGAAATCTTGTCTAACACAGGAATGGAAGCGAACACTTTGGTTCTTGGATACGATGTATTCAAGTCACTAAAGAATCACCCTGACCTTGTAGACCGCATCAAATACACATCTTCACAGACAATCACAACCGATATGTTGGCGGCTATGTTCGACATTCCTCGCGTTATGGTTGCTAAGGCAGTCAAGGCTACAAACAACGAAGGCGCATCTGAAGCATACGGATTCGCTCACGGCAAGAAGGCTCTTCTTTGCCATGTTGCTCCTCAGCCTGGGCTACTAACCCCTTCCGCTGGATACACATTCGCATGGACTGGCGTATCAGGCGGACTCGGCGCAACAATCGGAACTTCACAGTTCCGTATGGAATCCATCAAGTCAGACCGTGTTGAAGCAGAAATGGCTTTCGATAACAAAGTCATCTCTTCTGACCTCGGCTACTTTTGGAACACAATCGTCGCTTAGTTCAAACAAAGAAGGGGGTGAGACTTTTGAAGGTCTCACTCCCTTCCTTTATTTAGGAGAAATAAATGGCATTAGTAAACAGACTATCCAAGGGCGAAGTAGCAGTCGGAGCATTACAGGTTGGCGACAACGACACCGTTTACGGTATCGAATTCGGCACCGTAGCAATCGACCCTGCTAACCTCAACGCAACAACCCGTGGTGCTACAACCTTCACACTAACTGGTGCGGCAACAACCGACATCATCATTGTGAACCCACCATCGGATTTGAACGATGATTTGATTTTCTGTGGAGCGGCTGTAACAGCGGCGGACACAGTAACAATCTATCTTTACAATCCAACCGCAGGGGCAATCAACCAAGCAGAAGCAACATTCTCATATTGCTGGATTGACACAACCGCGTAATATGAAAGCACAAATTCTAAAATCAATGATTGTTGATGGTCGCAAACTTGTGGCTGGAGACATCGTAGAGGTCAAGGGTTGGCGCCACGCTAAGTCGTTGGCTAACAACCGCTACATCAAATTGATTGAAGATGATGCTCCAAAAGCAGTAGAAGAAGTAGCCGAAGAACCAAAACCAAAGGCTACAAAGAAAGTAAAAAAAGACGCTGAATAGTGCGAAGGGCGATTCGGTAAAATGAGTCGCCCTTTCTTTCTTAGGAGTTTATATGGCTGTATCACACCAAAGAGTTTCAGTAGGAACCACCGCTACTAAACTTACTTCAGATTATGATGGCAAAGACGGTCAGACCATCAATGTCCAAAACCCTTCAGGTGGCGTAGATGTTTACCTTGGCGGAGAAGGCGTAACTACAACCAGTTATGGATTCTTGCTTGGTGCTGGTATCTCTTTTAGCATTGAACTACAAGACGACGAAAAACTATATGGCGTTGTCGCAAGCGGAACACAAACTGTAAATATCATTCGTCAAGGTACTTGATAAATGGCTTTACCAGCATCGCTTTCAACCTGTACC